ACGTATTCAATATCCGGAAGTTCTTCGATGCAGAAGCCTAGATTGTCTATAAGTTTTTGTACGCTCTGCTCTTGCGGGTCTTTACCATCGCAGAAGTTCATTAGAGATTCTACAGGTATCCCCGACTCTTGGCTTGTAGACCAAAAGCCATGCTTTGTGATATACGATCGTATGCTATTAGGCCAGTGTTTCATTAGCTTTCTCGGCGGCGCGAAGTTTTTCGATAGCTTCTCGCTTCGCTGTGATTTGCCGTTCCCAGTAAGCTGTGATCTTTTCGATTGAAGGGTTTTGTAGACCGAGTTGCTTTTTTAGTTCAATGCTTTTCTCGGTAGCTTTTTCTTCTTTTCCTATCAATTCGTCTACTTTAGCAACCGCTGCATCGAACGAGACGCACGGCCATATTTTCCTCCAGCTTCCTGATCCATCGCGATATTGGTTGATCCTCCAGTCAAGGCTGAGCTTGGCGTCGTCCCGCCGTTCCGTGCGAGGCCCACAGCCAAACAGGGAAACCAACTTCAACCCTTCAAATCTGTAGCCGTAGTCGTGGTCGGCGGCTTTTAGGGCTTCCCGCAACGTTTTTATCACAGGGAGAGAATAACTATCGACAACACAATGCGTAATCTTGCCCGACATGAATAGACAAAGGGTTTCTAGTTGAGCAACGTCAACATCAGTATAGGCGATGTTAACTCGGTTGATTAACTCCGTAGCCGTCGCTTCGTGTTGAGCAATCTCGCAATCGTTCCTGAGACTAGATACTCGCGACTCCAGCTTCTCAATCCGCTGGTCGAGTTCTCGCTTGTTCTTCAACTCGTAGGTTTCGGCGGGATGATCCAACAGTGTTTTCGTTACAAAGTTCTCGCCGCCGGGGAATTCTTTATCGCCGGAAACATAAATCTCCTGAACGATCCATTCCTCGTTGTTGAGCTTTCCTAGAACAGCAACTTTCTTGCCGTCTTTGGTGAATTTACATTCCATCGTGCTTTCCTTTCTAAAGGTTCTTCGGGGTTCGGAACTGTGCTTCTCTGATTGCCTCGCCTTCACGATAGCCGCTGTCGTCGTAGTCGTCCAGGGCGTTCTCTCGTGCCGCGTCGTGAGCCATTTCGTCAAAGTATGGCCTGTCTATTGCTATTTTCAAATCAGCGTGCAGGTTATTGATTACCTTCTGTTGTCTGGCTATCTGCTCTCTCAAATCATCGTTCAGTGTCATTGTCTTGCTCCTTTAGAAGCTCTGGGTTAGAGTGAATATTTCCTATTACTTCAAACTTGGCATAACCAAACGGTGAAAACTCGGTGTCGTCTGGCAGACCAGTTCCTAAATCTCTCAGCCAGAACGCGCAATGATCCGACCAAAAAACCTCGTAACGATTAAAGGGAATGTATTCGTCCTTATCGTCGTCGTATGTCTCGTCGTAGTTTTCCCCGCCGTCGTCAACGGTTACTATGTCCCCTTCATATATCTCTTTCCCGTTCTTGTCCAATAGGCCAGTGAATTGCATATAGAACATTTGTTGCTTCCCATAGGGTTCATTATTAACGTTCTTTAGCAGAACCCCTATCTTTCTGTGTGGAATCATTTGCTTATTGGCATCATCCCATGCCCTAAACTTCAATTCCCTTGTCATTGTCTTGTTCCTCTAAAAGTTCCTTATTCTCATAAATGTTTCCAATAACCTCCATAGATGCTGTCCAATGACAAAGTGGAGATATTATTTTAGAAGGTACACAATAATATATCCTAAATCCACCATGATCGTACCCTATTTTACCAATAATTTCAATGTGTTTATTAGTATCACTATTAATTCTTGAGAACCTTACTATATCACCTTCGTATATCTCCTGGCCGTTCTTATCCTTTAATCCAGTGAATTGCATCAGAATATAATTATGCGACACGTTAGAATGGCTCACATGTGCTATCAAAACGCCATTCAGTGTCATATCAGGACAACTGCAATCTTCATGGTAATAGACCATCGACTTGTCGATTTTATCCCACGCTCTGAATTTAATCGTCCGCATAATTATTCCTTTCCAACATATTCAAATATGTCTCATTATGTTCAATTTCCATCTTAATAAATGCCCGTAATGTAGTAACTCTTGTTACAAACCTATCTAACTTTTCATTAACATCATATATTTCATCTTCAAGTTGTGTTAATATGCCCATTTTATTTTCCTTATAAAACCATCGAAACCCATTCATCACAAGTGCCCATAGGTTCAACCCGTCTCACCCCATCTTCCTTTAATCCCAATGCTCCACTTAAACAGCATGTATAAATATCATTTATTCCCACAACACCTCGAAACGTACAAGTTCTACATCTACCAAACCTAGTAGGTTCTGTATAAGTTTTCTCTCTGTTGGCAATCCTAAACTTAGCTAAAACTACTTTTTTATCTATCATGATTCTTCTCGACATTTCAATATAATACGTTCATCTTCTTCAGTAACCCTCATTCCAATCCTACTAATTACTTTCTTAAGCTGGATTATTTCTTTCCTTAATGTCTCATTCTCTTTTTCAAGTTTTTCCAAATACTCAGGAGCAGCTATAATCTCTTCCGATCTACCATGACCTCCCGCTTTTGGTTCAATCCAATAACCCATCTGACAAATAGCATTCGCCTTTGCCTTAGTATATCTAGAAGCATCAGAAACATATCTTTGGCATAAATGAATCGTATTGAGCAACCATGCATTACGAACATTACTGTAAACCAAATAGTTTTTTTCTCCTTTAGTAATCATACTTCCAATTAGCTTTCCATATTAAACATTCATCATCTTCATCAATCTTTAGTCCAACACCATCAATTAATTTCTTAAGATATGCTACTTCTTTCCTTAATGTCTCATTCTCATCTTCAAGTTTTTCAAGTACTGCAACTTTTATATTTACATATTGCTTACCTGTTTCTTCCCAAATCACATCTAACTCTCTCATATTACTTTCTTTCCTTTTTCTTTTTAAAACAAGGGCAATCTTTGCCATCATTTTCGTGTACAAACGGGCAAGTTGTCACCCATGTTGGCACTGGGGCAATGCATGTTTCACATTCTGACCAATGAGCTGTAATATCTTTAAACCACTCACAAATTCCACAACATGATTCATCAATCATCATCAACTCCTATCACATGTATTATACCTGTTTTTTGATTGTAATTCTTAATTTTTTCCATCACAGCCCGTTTTAACATATTAAAATAGTCCTCTGATATCTCTGCATCAGGGCCAACATATTGTTTAAACTCATTTAACAACGTCATTAAATGGTTTTTCAAATCAGCATTCTGTTCTCTTAATCTAATATAATCAGGATGCTGTATCATATTTATATACGCATCGTAACTCGTAATAAGCATATCCAACAGTACAGGTGATACCATAATCGCCTCAATCTCACCATCCCCCCCTTCCTTACATTGTACGATACTATATGAATCTTGTGACAAAAACTCCATAATTTTATTATATTTATATGGAGTTATTGTCTGTGTATTTACCGTTTTTCTAATCAGTTTCATTAGATAATTCCTGCATCACTTCTTCCTTAATCGAATTTTTCATCATTTCCAATGATCCACTAATATCATCTTCTAATATATCTAACCTCTTACTTACAACATCTTCCCGCATCTCCAAATCATCTTCCGATTCTTCCACGCCCATACCATCAACAGGTACAAGGTTCTTCTTAACATAATACCGATCGCCGAATTCAACATCGGCAGGATACGGATCATACCCTAATTTCTTTAATGCTTGATTAGGTGTTAATAAAGCATTATCCATCATCAAAATATAACGTTTTACAAGTTTATCCTCATCTTCTTTCAATAATGGTGTTTTATCAAACTGAATTAAATAATAATGAGTATCATTTTCCATCAATGATTCATACTTGGACAATAAATGCTTCTGAAAACATCCTTCGATCTTTTTAGTTTTTGGAACAATAGTATCACGATGAAACGCTTCTATCTGTAGTCCATAATTATCATACTTAGCATTCTCTAACAAACCTACCTTAACAGGTGTTACCCCCAACGCTGCCAAAATAGCTTGGCGATTTTCTTTCCTCCCTGCTAAAAACTCAATATCTTTTGGATCAACAGATACTGTTTGCCATTCCAACCCCTTTGACAGTATAAGAACAGTTCGGCCTTTACCTGACAAAAACTGTTTAATCTGTTCCCCCAAATCCTTAACTTCCTTGGGTGTTAATCGTTTATCAGTACGCAATAAACCTTCTGGGGTTGTTCCATGCCTAAAAAAATCAAGATTCCATGCCACCATCTGCTTATCCAACTGCAATTCATTAACAGTAGGTTGTAAACTACCCATCCCAAACCAATCCTTCATAGGGTTAAAATAGCTAAATGGTAAAATATTCTTTGGATTAAATTTGTATTTCTTAGCATACTTTTGATTCTGAAACTCATAATAATCAATACCCTTACCATCTTTCCTCGGTTTAGGTGTTATTCGATCAGGGCGTATTGGCCATAATTCAATAGGTTCTTTCGATGCTGCAATAGTCTTACCATTCAATGATTTTGATTTAGTTTCATAAACAATTTCAAAATACTCATTGCCTGATGTCTCTAAATATATAACCAATGCTTCCAATAGATCAAACCCAGTGATGTCAGGATTAGGGTTTTTCAATATATTGAGAATAGGATGATTCCTTATTTCCTCTATATCCCCTGTTTCCTTATCAACTTTCAATAATTTAAAATTCAACTGGGCAATAGTACTAGCTATTGCGAATATGCCAGCATATGCCCATACATGATTAGTATACAACTCAATCCAGTTTGATATATTCTTAGGTGTCTGCATATTATCACCATAATCAAACATATCCTGAACCGCATACGCTGCTGCCATAGATGATTTAACAATAGTCTCATTGTCAATCATTGATAACGCCAATTCCTCTGCTTCTTTAATCTTCAATCTAACCCACTCCCTCAAAAATGTTTTTCAAAAACTCTTCTAATAAAAAACTATTAATATAACCCTTTATATATAAAAGGATTATATATTGCTTCTTTTCCTTTAATATTGCTCTTTTAATTTAAACTGCTGAAACTGTAACTCTACTGGTTTATATAACTGTTTAAAAATACTATCATTCATAATACGCATATCACCATTTATATAATATACTTCCCAATTACCACCCATATTTCTTCTAACCTCTTTAATATCCCCATAATGATTAGTGATAGATTTATACTTTTGTTCTAATCTAAATCGTGTCATATAACCTGCTCCTTAATGAACCCATCTGGCACTCACTCCATTCAGCACTTCTTTTTAGCCATTCATTTATACGTTTCTCATAATCATCAGCTTCCCTTTTAGGTGGCCAAGGTGGAGGTTTATAATATAGAAATGGTTTAAGATAATACTCATATTCCGTATCTATCACACTTTCATTATAATATACTGTATCCTCTCCTTCCAACTTCATATCCATATGTTCAAGATTACATGATTCCAATTCAAGTATTTCTCCGGCGGGAAGATGTCGCCAACCTTCGGAGTCTAGTTTTAAATCTTCTAACTTCATAATATCATCCTTATCCAATTACTATTTTACTTTAGACATTATTCGGAATAACCTTTTAAACTCTTTATTTGTATAATGAATAATATTTTTATTGTAATATACTATCCAATCACCGGGAGCAATATCAAACTTCCATCCATGTTTATCCTCGTATGAACAATACCCTTTTTTACTTTCAAAATTATAATAATTACTTGTTAATGTTAAACCCTTAATAGGATCATTATACTGCCATTGGACAGCTTTTACTTCAATAGGTATTGTTTCATAAGTTTTCATTATTATTATCTCCTTTAAAATATTGATTCATTACAATACTCTTTACAAAATTTACAATCAGGACCGCCAGGATCCCCACACTTAGGGCAATATCCTTTTATCAAACGATACACCCACTTAACTCTAACATAAATAGGATAATCACCATACCAATAACAAAGAAATTGCAAAACAATCCACAAAATCGACAATATTAATAAAACGTAAAGCATTAGTTTACTCCTCTAATTTATCAACGCTTCCCTGGACAATCATATATACTATTGGCACTAATATCAAACCAATAACAGTTCCACCACGAATGATTGTATCCATTACAATATCCTTTGCCTCCGGACTATACAATGCTACTAACAAACCTGCTTCAGTACCCAATGCTGTCAGAAACTTCCTACTCGTGAACTTCTTTACTATTTTCTTCCAATCCATTACTGTCTACCTCCATAGTAGTTAATTGTTTTAGAACCTTTTTGGTTCCGCTTGGTATCCCAACACTATCTGCAATTACTTCATCTTCTCGTATTAATAATAAACAATCATTCTCTTCCTTTAACCCCAACGTATCCTCAATATATGCCTCATCATGGGCATTTTCAGGAATAACAGCAATAAATTTTCTATATAGTTCAACTTTCATTTATTAATGCACTTGTTAAGAAAGCATCCCCAGCATCCATAAATGCATATACAACTGCATCTGCATAATCCGGGGAATGGCCTAATCGTTTTTTAATAAATTTCTTTGACTCCACTTGTATATGCCTATCACTAGCTGTTTGCATGTATTTTATTACACCTAATTCATTTATCAATGTTGATACATTAGGTAATTGTATTAATTTCTTTTCTAATAATTTCCTCAACCCCCAATAAATTTCAGTACGTCTATTAAAATATCGTTCATCATTAGGTGACTCCCCTCCAATGACAGGTTGAACAGGATAACCTTCATCAGCTAAATCATCAAATACTCCTTGCCCTACACCTATACTATCAATATTCATAATTTCAGGATTATATCGTTCGTATAACATAATAATCTGACGTTTTGTTACCGCAGTACTTTGCTGTTTACTTTCATGAATTAATTCCCCTTTCATACCACTACGCATAATAATAATAGATTTATCATTACCCCATGCACCTATATCTATACCAAATATAATAGGTTCCCCCCTAAGCATTTCATTTGTCGTAGCGTATAATAATTTATCAGCAGGACAAACAGCCTCATAATCAATAACTGCCCCCCAGTCACCTTTGAGATACCTGTCTATCCAATCCTTTTCCCCATCCCATGCTTCAATCAATTCCTGTTTGTATGATGGTGGCAAATGAATATTATCATCAACACAAGATGGAAAAAATACATGATTAGGATGATTCTCATCTATAAAACGTTGTTTCACCCATCCAAGATGAGGATTGCAAGATGCTGCTACTCTTGAAGGGGGATTTTCTATTTTATTTGTACGAACATTCCTTGCCTTAACACGACCAACACGAGTAGCCAAAAACTTATAAACATCTTCTGGAACATCCGTTACCTCATCAATATACACAGATGCTAATTCAAGAGATTTAATAACGCTAAATGGATCACCGGCAACAGATGATGCAGGTTTCAATCCACCATATACAATCTCACTCCCATTACACAATGTAATATAATGTTCCTGCTGATTATGATAAATAACCAAACCAGGAACATCCAACACCCATTCCTTCAATGTCTTGTAAGTTGTTTTTTTGAATGATGCATACTCCCATCTGAATATACCAACACGAGTTCCCGCCCATGCTAAACATTGATAAAGAGCATCATTAATAAGCCAACAAGAGTTATGAGTGGGAATTAATGACTTCCCACAAAGAAACAAATTAGAAGGAGAATCAACTTCAATACAACGCACCGGGACAGAAGGAACTTCATAAACATCTTTTATATAATGATATTTATTAATTTTACTAATAGTTGTTTTCAAACGTTCTTTTTTTCTAGTCAACTTACAAATTGGAAGTTTGGTAGTAAACGTAATTGTATAAGTAAGACCACAATCCTTACCATACAACTTTGCTCGTTTCTCAGTTAAAAAGCATTTAATCCCAAGAGAAGTAACTAAAGCATAAACACCATTTATTAAATTTTTATTAGTATTATAAAACTGAGTCCCACCAGAAGCTTTAACACTTCCATCAGTATCAATCAATCCCTGCAAAAGTTCTAACCTTTGTTCAAAAGAACTTTCCAAATATTGCTTTGGTATATGTTTATTATGTAACATTCCTGATTTACGGAGTAATGTTTTCAACCCTACAATATTATAAAGATACTGTGCTTTATTTTTAACCGCTTGACATCCTAAAGATTCTATGTTTTGAATTATTTCTTTATCTGCAATAGTAATGTTACCTGACCTTGACGTGCCATCTCCAAGCCAAACCCCCAGCAAATAAGGAAAAATATATAAATTCTGTTCAGGGTAAACAAGAGAAGATGTAACAGGAATAGCATGATTAGTATTATGTTTACATTTTAGAGTTTTTCTTATTTCTTCTGTTGTTCTTACCCCTTTACAATCTGGTTTTTTATATTCATATTGTCTAGTAGAATTCCTTAAAGCTAGATCAGGACGTTTGCCTGTACCTATCTTCTTTTTCCTCAACCTACTTTTCTGTCTGTATCCATCTGAACGTCTAAAATTCTTTTCTCTTTCCCTATAATTTTCAGTTTCCCATAAATGCTCTGCATCTGCTATAATCTTTTCGCCATTGTCAAAACAAATAGCAAAGCATTTATGATCATACATAATCCCAGTACGTTTCAAAACCTTACATGACTGCCCCTGCTCATCAAACACAGTATCACCAACAGATAACTCACCCATAGTACTCCATCCTTTTGATGTAAGTATAGGTGTAGTAAGAGCTAGAGCTTTCCCGCCAGCGACGGCTCCGCCGTATAATATATGCTTTTCAGTAGCATTATGGGCTTTTCTTTGATTATCAATAGGAACATATGTTAAATTTACTTCCATCTATCAGTAACTTCCTCCATGTATAAATATCTCCCTCTATATATTATAATAAAATGTTTATCAAACAAACACAAA